TATCTGAACTATCACATAATATATCTATCATGGGACCTAACGCAGTTGTAGGCATTAATAACACAGTTTATTGGATGGGACGAGATAGGTTCTATGTTTATAACGGTGTGGTTAATACATTACCTTGCCCAATTAGAAAATATATATTTGATAGTAATGTTTCAACAGGCGTTAACTACACTCAATCTTCTATTATTTTTGCAGGTGTTAATAATAAGTTTAATGAAATTATTTGGTTCTATGCATCAAATGCCTCTACAACAGGCGAAATAGATACTTATGTAATTTATAACTTCCAAGATCAGATTTGGTATTATGGTAATTTAAGTAGAACAACTTGGATTGATGCAGGAGATTATTCATACCCACTAGCAGCTTCAAACGGATGGATATATACTCATGAAAATGGTACTGATGATGGTCAACCATTAGGTGCATCTCCAAACCCGATTACTTCTTATATTACTTCATCTGACATTGATATTAATGATGGCGATAAATTTAGCTTAATACGTCGAGTTATTCCTGACGTTGACTTTACTGGGTCTGAACCTTCTAACCCTGTGACTGGAGCTCCATTATCACCTAATATTAACATTACAGTCGGCGTACGTAATTTCCCTGGTGCTATTGCCGCTACAACAAATGCTGAAGGCGTAGCTACTGTACAAAATATAACTACTACAACAAGTGCTACTATTAGCCCTTATACAAATCAAGTCTTTATTCGTGCACGTGGTCGTCAAATGTACTTTACTATAGGATCTAATACTTTAGGTACTCAATGGCAAACAGGTGCATTTAGATTTGATGCAAGAGAAGACGGAAGAAGGAACTAACAATGACAACTTCAACCCAAGCCAATCAGATTATAAGTGCTCCGCTTACTACAACAAAAGCACCAGCATTACCTATTGCACCTCAAAATTATGAGCAATCATACCAAAACCAAAATAATAATGCTTTCCGTATTTATTTTAATCAGATTGATTCATTTAACGTAGATACTATACAACAAGTAAATAGTCTTAATACTTTAAACTGGTTAGGTACAGGTGGATTTTAAATGTCAAACTATCAAAACATAATTGGTAATCAACTAGCTCAAGCAGCTATTACAGGAACTTTAGCTACAGTATATACTGTACCTACTAATACTAGAACCTATGTAAAAGACATTAATATATGTAATACTACAGGAACAGCTATCACAGTTAATATACATTTAGTACCTAGTGGTGGTACGGCTGGAACTGGAAACGCCTTATTATATGGGTATTCTGTAGCTGCTAATTCTATATATCACTGGACAGGCACCCAAATTATGCTAACAGCCGGAACTATATGGGTTAGTGCTTCTACAACAGGTGCTACAGTTACTATTTCGGGTGGTGAGGCAACATAGTATATGGTACAATTAAGTAAATTTAAGGACTTTCTATGATTCAATCTCAAGCATCAGGTTTAGCATCTTTAGGTCGCAATGGCGACACTATGATTATGCACGTTAATCCAAGCGAAGTCGCTGGATTACAAGCTTTAGCTAAATCTCAAGGAACCTCTTTAACAGTTAACCCACATACAGGTATGCCAGAAGCCTTTAGTTTAGGCGGTTTCTTTAGCTCATTATTGCCATTAGCTGCCGGTATTATGTTAGGACCCGCAGGATTTGGGGTATTTGATAGTGCTTTAACTACAGGTTTAGCAGTGGGTGCAGGTACAGCTTTAGCTACAGGTAACCCTGTTTCAGGTCTTATGGCAGGTTTAGGTGGTGCAGGTGGTTATGATATCAGTGGTGCTTTAAATAATACATTAAGTGGACTTGGTGGTGCATCAACGATGGCTGCTCCAGTAGCTAATAATATTGGATCTACAGTAGGATATGTAGAAAACCCTATAACTGGTGCTTCAGAACTTGCTTCTAGCTCAGGAGCTCCTGGTATTACTACTTCTGATTTAATAAATGCGTCTAATGGTGTTGGTTCACAGGGTATTCAATTATCACAAGATGCCCTAAATGCAGGGGCTAATACTGCAGCAAATTCTAGTATGTTATCTAAAGCTACTAATTTTGGATCTGACTTTGCATCTAATTTAGCAAAACAAACAGGTTCTTCTTCACCAACTATGGCATTAGGTAAAAGTTTAGGATTACCTTTAGTTGGCGCTTTATATAGTGGTGGAGCTTTCACACCTAATACTAATTTAGGTACAAACCCAGCTGAAGCATATAATCCTAACTTTAGACTTAATTTAAAAAATCAACAACCAGGTCAAATACCTTTAATATTAAATCCAAATAATCCTGGTGGTTTAGGTCAAGGTATACAGTTAGGTAACTATCAAACTCCATATGTAGGTGGTCCTATTGACTCTAACGCAGGTTATGGTTATGCTGCAGGTGGTGTTGCTGAACTTAGTGGACTTAAAGATGATGCTGGACTTAAAGATGATACTGGATTAACTGGGTTATTTAGATCTATCAGTGCTAAATCAGGTGGCTACCTTGATGGACCCGGTGATGGTATGAGTGACTCTATTCATGCAACTATTGATAATAAACAACCTGCAAGATTAGCTGATGGTGAATTTGTAATTCCAGCTGATGTAGTTTCTCATTTAGGTAACGGATCATCAAAAGCAGGTTCACAAAGATTATATTCTATGTTAGATAAAGTACGTAAAGCTCGTACAGGACATACTAAACAAGGTCACGAAATTAACGCAGAGAAATACTTACCTGCATGAAACAAATACAAATAGTTGACCCTAATCATGTTTATGCGATATGGGATACACTAAAACCGTTTTTTGAAAAATCTGAAATATATGGCGCAGGGGATTCAACTGCTGACCAAATGAAAGTAAGTTTAGCTCGTAATTATCAAATTTTATTTGTAGTTACAGAAGATTCAAAAGTTATTGGAGCATTTGCAGTAGAATTAATAAACTATTCTAATCATAGAGTAGCACATACAGTAGCAATGGGTGGTCGAGGTTTATTTGATAAAGATACAGTAAGTCAATATGAAACTTGGGCTAAATCACAAGGTGTCACAAAAATTAGAGCTTGGGCTAAAGATGCACAGGCAAGATTATATCGAATGAAACTAGGACTTGAAAAGTCTATGAATGTTGTGGAGAAACTTTTATGAAATTGATTAACTTATCTAATTGGCTATCTAGCCTTGTTGGATTCTTTACCTTTTGGGGTGACGGAGGTGGTGGTGGTGGCGGTTCTACTACGCAAACTTCATACTCTACTAACTTACCCCAATATGCACAACCATATTATGAACAACTATTAAACTCTGTTGGTAACCAAGTATTTACTACAGATTCATCAGGTAATGTTACAGGTGTTCAACCAGGTACAAATTTACCACAACAACAAGTAGCTCAATTTAATCCATTACAACAACAAGCTCAAACAGAAGCAGCTAATTTAACTACACCTGCTCAATTCCAACAAGCAACTCAAGGACTTCAAAATAGTCAAAACTTAGGTAATGCTATAGCTGGTGCTGGTATTAATCAAGCATTAAGTTACGATCCGTCACAAATTACTGCACAACAATGGAATAATCAAACAGCTCAACAATACATGAGCCCATATTTAATGCAGTCATTGTTACCACAATTACAATACCAACAACAAGTATATGGTGAACAAAACGCAGGTAATGCAGCACAATCTATAGGACAAGGTACATTTAGTGGTTCTAGAGAAGCATTACAACAAGCACAAAACCAACAAAACCAAAATATGAACCTAGCTAATATTCTAGGTCAAGGTCTAAACACAGGTTATCAAAATGCTCAGACTGCATTTAATGCTCAGAACCAAGCTAACTTAGCAGCTCAACAAGCAACAGCTCAAGGTCAACAATATGCAGCTAATTTAGGCGCACAGTTAGGTCAAGCTGGATTACAAACAGGTGAAACTGCAGCTCAAGGTATTGGTGCTTTAGGTACTGCTCAAAATCAAGCTAACTTGGCTAATCTTGGTGCGCAAACTGCAGCAGGTCAACAACAGCAACAATTGGCTCAACAAAACCTCAATACTGCTTACCAAAATGCGATGGCTCAGTATTACTATCCACAACAACAATTACAATACTACAGTGATATTCTTCGTGGTAATGCTAATGCATTAGGTTCTTCACAAGTTCAATACGCACCAGCACCATCTATGGCATCTCAAGTTGCAGGTTTAGGTTTAGGTGCATTAGGCTTAGCT